ATTGCGTTGTTTCCACGGAAGATGTCACCACCAGACGAGCCAGTTGTGCCATTGTCACCGTAGAAAATACCACCGCCGCCTGATCCGTTTACCCAAGTCGTGCCATTATATGTTAAGGCCTGACCACTGGCAGGGGATGAGACGGTGACATCTGAGATGTCGTTCAGAGCGGATGGTGACGAACCAGCTTGAGCCAATAATTGCCAATTACCAGAGCCTAAATCCGTTGCAAATGTCCCAGACGTATGAGCAACTAAACAGATGTAAGAGGCTCCGGCTTCAGACACCGCATCGTCAACCGCGTATGCTGTGGCTGTGACCCACGCACCTTGCCAAACCAATCCTTCAGGACCTGTAGCGCCCGTTGCACCAGTGGCCCCGCGTGTGCCAGAAATAGAGATGGTCCAATCAGCAAGTGTTCCAGAGCCGCCAACATTCGTGACATTCACAGTGAGCGTTGTGCCGCTATAAGAAGTGACTTCACCATGCATATAGTTTGTAGGGTCAGCATCGGAAGCCGCAGACACCCACATGCCTGATACATATGCCTTGCTGGATTGTGTCGTGAATACCTTTGAGCCAGTACCAATCAGCAAAGACGTTGTGGATGTGCTTGTCGCTGCTAATGTAGATGCCGCAGAAGTCGCAGCGTTTGTCTCGCTCGTTGCTGCATTTGTTGCACTGGTCGCCGCGTTGGTTGCGCTTGTTGAGGCGTTTGTCTCGCTTGTAGACGCGTTGTTCTCTGACACCAGAGCCGCAGCAGCAGAGGCAGCAGCGGCAGTAGCTGCAGTCCCTCCATAGTTATCATCCCCATACTTCTTAGTAACAGCATCTTGGTTGTTAGTTGGATCAGCAACATTGATTACCTTATTAGAGTTAAGGTCAATATTACTTGTCATAGTATTAGGGGATGTTCCATCTCTGGATAGGGTATTCTCTAATGCTGTCTCGATAGCTGCATTGTTATTATTAATGGAGTTAACAGCAGAGGTCTCATTGGAACTAAGCTGTGTCAGGTCAGTGAGTGTTAACTTTGCCATGTTATGCTACATCCAATAAGAAGGTTACAGTTAAGTTAACAGCCCCTGTTGATCCACCATCTGAGATGATCTCGATAGCCTGATTCGCTGTTAATATATTTAAGGCTGAAGGGGTTGATGTGTCTACATCACCAGCTGCTGAACCCGCCTGAGTAATAGTGAGGTTACCAGAGGTGACAGCTACTCCTCCAATCTCAAAGGAGATAGTAGCATCAGCACCTGTAATAGCCCCATGTAGTACTGAGGAGATACCTTGAATATTCCCTGCAAGAGGAGTAGTTACCCATTGAGAAGAGGCTGTGGAGATGTCTGTGAATGTGTATGTGATAGGGATAAGATTTAGATTCTTGATAGTAGATGTATCAATAGAGGATGCAGTGACTTTCTCCCAAGTACCAGACCCAGCTCCATCAGCAACATATACTTTACCAACACTTGCTGAAGCTACCCCTTTAGGTTCATGTAAAGAAGAACCCGTCATTGCATTATGTTCTACATTAGCCATTAGGCTCTCCTTCTAGATGCACAAGAGTTAAGAACGAGGGAAGGACAAAGGAGCCCCTCCCTCAGACTTAGCTGTTATACACGATAGCGGATAACAAGTTCACCTGCACCTGCTGTGAAAGCAGCTGTAGCGTAACCATAGGAAACATACTGGGGACGTCCAGCAGTACCTGTGATCGTTGTACCAACAACAGCACCATTAGTTCCTGAGATCTTAGCATCAGAAACTAAAGCAGACAAGGCAGCATCAGCAGCAGCCATAAGGCCATTTGCATCAGATACCGTGTAAGTACCGTCACCATTATCGTTGAACAAGCCAACATCAAGGGTAGCAGCACCTGCTGAAGTAAATGCCGTGCTAACATAGAGATCAACAGATTCAATACGAGCACCCGAAGGGATACTTACAAAGTCTGTGATCACTGTTGAAGCTGCAGTAGCTGGGATAGCCGTAGCATCTGTAATGCTAACGATAATCTCACGGAGATCACCATCAACTTCGAGTTCGCCATGAGGGGCATTGGCAGCACGATCCAAACCGAACCGAACTTTCAAGCCATCCTCATTAACGCCGTTTGTCCAAGTAGCCATTTCTCTAAACTCCTTCTAATTAAACTTGGTCAGTGTCGGTAAGAACACAAACAAGGTTTTCAGGACGATAGAGTTTGACACCATAACGGGCGGTAGTCACGTACTCGTCACGTTGTAGATCCTTGTTGTAGTCTGAATCCACTTGAGGCATTTGTCTCCAAGCACCAACGAACGGAAGGATGTCCGAAGAAGCTGAGAAGAACATGTTAGCTTTACCAGCGGCAGTCGTAGGACCAGCACCACCAATTTGTTCATTAGCGTCTGCCAAGTTATTGGAGACATAAACGTCAAAGCCATATACGTTCTTCACAAAGGAAGGACCAGATGCGATACCGTCTGCGATGATACCTTCCCAACGTGGGTTGTTAGATACGTTTGTCAAGTTAGACAAAGTATTCAACGTGTATTCTACAGATGGATCAACGATAGCTACCAAGTTCTGATCAGGCACGTTAGCCTTCTTCAGAGCATGTCTGGCTTTAGCAAAGTCAGCAAGCGTGATAACTTCGTTAGTACCAGTACCTACAAAGCGGTGGGATGCACCGTTGATGGTGTTAGCACTAGAAGCTGTTTGCTGAGAAGTCAAGCCAAGGACATCGGTCTCAACACGTTCCATAATAGCACGGTTCTGTTTAGGAACAAAACCAGCTACCAATTGGTCCATATAGAAACCATCTTGTTTAGCTTTGTTAGTGATGTAGTTNGCACTGGAGAGATACTCAGTGATCGAGAACTGGAATTCACCAGTGTCAAGAGCACGGTACTTGATAGCATCATTCTCAGTGTAATCATCAGCCAATGCGTCACCGATTGAAGGGATTGTGAAGGTATTACCATCAGGGAATTCATTCAGCCAGTTAACATACTTCGTACCTTCAAGTTCATCCTTGAGGGTTTCTTTAAGTTGGGAAGACCACAATTCACTACGAATTAGATGGTCTGAGTTACCAGTGTGCATTGCCATTAGTTATCTCCTATTANTNNGCTTGCATTTCAGTCTTCTTTAGTTCGAAGAGTTTCTTCTGAACCGCAGGAGACCAATACTCTTTCGGATTAGTCTTACGGAGTTCCGACAAAGCCTCAGCTGATCCAGCTTGAACAGTAGGGTTGGTTTGCTTAAGTCCCTCAGTATTGATACCATTGGTAATAGGTTGAGGCACATTCTGAGTTCCTTTAGAAACACCCATCAATTCAAAGAATGCAGTTGGCGACTTAGCCGCAACATCTCTTAGGAAGTCTACATTAACTCCCATATCACTGGCCTTCTTAGCAACAGCTTCACCAGCCTTGTCTTCACCATACAGTTCAATCATACGGTTGTTGGCAGCTGTTACGTTACCTTCAATGGTCTTAGAGGTTTCAATACCAGTAAGTTCTTGCTTTACAAGATTAGAGATGTCTTCCTGACTCATCTGAGGACTGGTGTTCCCCTCACTTTGTACGGGCTGACGTCTGTTAATCTCTTCTAAGACTTGTTCAGAAGTTAGGCGTTTATCTAGGTCTTCTCTGAGTCCAGCCATCTCACTTTTTAATTGCTCGATGAACTGATCTGCTTCTGCNTTACCCTTTGCTAATTCTTCTACAGTAGCAAACTTCTTACCATCACCAACAAGATCTCCTAATGGGGATGCTGCTTCAGGTGCCTTAGTTTCTTCAGGGGCAGTGGTCTCTGCCTTATTCTCAAACACGGTCATGTGCTATTACTCCAAAGTTATTAATGTTATAATCTCATTTAAAGCCCTAGCATAACCTGCTTTGTCTGCTTGTCTGTAGGGCCACGCTGCATCAGAATAGTCTTCAGTCGATGTCTTCTGATCTTGTAGTATCTTCTTCTCTGCTATGTCTTTCAATACTTCTAAGACACCATCAGAGCCTCTGACATACTGTTCGAACTTAGTCTTAGCTTCTTTGTCTTTGATATGCTTAGTCCACTGGGTCGATAGTTTCCTAGAGCGTTCCATCATTTAAACCTACCATAGTTGCCTGTTCCTGAGTGAGCTGCTCTTGGTTAGTGTTAATCATACGCTGTGTCTCAGCCTGTTCAGTAACACGGATGTTCTCTTCAACCAACCCGAACTTCTCAAAGCCAAGGAGTTCTTCAACTGACCTTGCTACCTTGATACCTGAGATGTGTGCATTAACAGCAGGGTCTTGACCAAGGGCTGAGTTAGCGAAGTTATTAAGGTTCTGCAGGATCTGTGCCTGTTGAGCAAAGTGCCGAGCTCCGATAGGTCTTAACTTACCTGCAGCTGTTAGGTCTTCTTTAGAGATCTTCTCAAACAATGCTACATCAAGATCATCATCCATAACGCGGATAAGGTCAGGCTGTGTCATCAGGCGTCTGGAGAGTTCAAGCTGATCATTCAGTAGTTTCTCTACAAAGGTTTCTTCGAAGTAAGATGTCTTATTCTGGAAGATTCTACCTGATGCATTCTCCAATGTCTGTACTTCAAAGGCTGTCTTCTCACCGGGAGTCCTGACGCCCATTGCTTGCTTAGGTGCGCCAGCATATTCTTCCATACGATTCTCGAGGACTTGGATCTGGATATCTGCATTTAAAGCTGTGGGGTCAGGGTTCATGAAGGTTACATCACCCTCATCTCCAACGTAGATTCTTTCATTAGGACCATAGTCGAAGTCCTCAATCTCACCCCTGATCTTCAACACAGGGTGGGCAATCATATCGAACACATCTGCCTTAAGGTTCTCAAGGTGATCTATTCTATATTGGATACCCACAAGGTTATCAAGGGGGCCCATAGCGTATAGGCTATCAGGTCTTAGACGCCAACCTGTATGACGAATACCAGAGCCTAAGC